GAATTATTATCTATAGCTGGGAATGATAATTTTTGGTAAGTAGTAGTAGCTACTGCTTGTGAAGAATCTCCTTCAGTAGACATAGCTTTATCTGATGGCTTTAATAAACAAATTCTAGGGTCTATACTAATTTGTCTAGGTAAGGTTAAACATAGATTATTATTGTAATCATGATCTATTTTAAATAAAGGCTTATATGTTCCAGCTGTTCCTTTTGATGTATCATATTTTAATAAAAATGATTCTATAATTCTTAATAAAGTTCCTAATTTTATAAAGTAAAAATATCCAGTTGTATTATCATTAAGAGTTGTTAAACCAGCATATCTTTGTTTTCCACCTTCTTGATATGTTAAAATATGATTTAAAGTATCAGATTTTTCATCTGGGTGTTTGTAGTTAACTCCTATTAAGTCATAGCTAGAGTGTTTTTTAGTTAACTCAATTATATTTTCAGATGAAAGTTGAGTACCATCTAAAAACCCATCACCTTTATTTAATTCAGATCTTATAGCATGTAGTATTTGATGAATAGTAGATTTTTCTTTATTAGGAAACTCAGGTTTTTCTTCTTCATCAGAAGTAACAGAGGTTGATGTTTGGGAAGAGGGTTGAGGATAATTAGTATTTAATTTTAATGATTCTATAACATCACCTATAGCTACTAGTTCTAAAATAACATCATATCCTCCATTAGGTTTTAAATCCCATGTAAAATTTCTTACCCATCCATAAAATCCATCATAATTACCACTAAAATCAGATCTTGTTTTTTCTAAATCTGTTAATAATGAATCTTGATCGTATCCACCATTTAAAAACTTATTTAATACATTGTTTGGTACAGATTTATTTAATGTACCTTTATTATCAAACCAAACAGTATGGCCCCACTCTAAAAGCATACTATACTTTAGTCTTAAATATAACGCTTCTATAACTTTAAATTGAGATAAATTATGACATTCTATTTGAACTGTAGCATATCTTAATGTACTTTTATCACCCGCTGGTCTTATCTCAGCAGATATTATACCTGGGGGAGGGACTAAACCATAAGTAGGGCTAGATAGAAAACCATATGATGTAGCGGATGAGTCATATCCTACTCCGGAAGTAAAGGCAGGTAATGTAGTAGATGAATATAATGATGGTGAGGGTAATGAAACTTTTTGATTAAAATAAGCTGAAGATAATACATATTGATTAGCTAACTTATTACCAGGTAAATTTACACCTATTTCTTTGGTTCGAGCAGATGAAACATCAACTCCTGAGGCTAATCTAAGCCATGATGTAGAATTGTTTATAAAAGTAATAGTGTCTTGATCATATTTATTAGACTTAGCTAATTTTTGCTGTCTTATTTTAATTTGATTAGATACATATGGTTTAAAACTTTCTCCAAAAATACTTCTTTCAGCCATAACTTTATTTTATTGATTAAGATTATAATAATTAGATACAATATCTAAATAATTAACTGGGATTCTGATTTGAGTTTCTAAAGGTAAATATAATGAGTTTTGAGGTATATGACTATTAGCTATAGATATAACCCACCATAAAGATGGGTCACCATAATATTGATTAGCTAATAAATCAAATCTATCACCATTAACTGAGATGACGTATATGTCATCTGATGATAATGGTATTTGGGGGTAAATTACATTTTTATAATGACTTACCCCATTACGATTTTTTATTGTTGGTATGTTTTGGTAACGATTCATTATTATGGGTTAGCAAGAGGAACAGTAGGTTGAGCTAAAACTCCTGAGCCTGGTTGGGTTGGGTTAAGTACATCATTTAAAGCTCGAGTAAATCCAGGTTGGGTCGCTGGAGCGTAAGGGAGTAAAGTAGGAGGTGTAAAAGTTGGAGGAGGAGTAATTGGTTTTGCTTTTTTAAGTGAGGAAGGTGGTGGTGTACCTACTGATGGGCTAGGTGAGCCTACATTCCTAATAAAATTCTTTTTAAATTGAGGTGTGAATGAATGAATAGGTACAAAACTAAGAGTTACATCTATCATACGAGGTAACTGTCCTACAAAATAATTACCATATATTTCATCATCATTTTGGAGTGTTAAAGGATTACCTACCTCTTCAACAATACCTTTGTCAGTTAATTTTCCATCTTTAACATATGTGTAAACAGCGTATCTATTTATATCCCAACCTGCATCAAAAGAAGGATTTAAAGTTATACTTTTTATTATACTAGGTGTGTTAGTGAAATAATCTCCTATAGTTAGATTAACAAAATTTCCTCTCATAAATCCAATTTGCGAGTAATCAGGTGCTAAAGTACCTACTAGATAATTTAACTTTTCATAAATTGGAATCATTTCTGCTCTAGAATTAGCATATATTGTGAATGTTAAAGTTACATCTCTAGAAAATCCATTGTATTTATAAAAATTTTCACCTCTACCAACATATTTAAAAGGATCCCAATTAGCTTGAAAATTATCACTTAAATCATTAATATATGCTCTAAAAAATAAAAACCAATTTTGATCAGTTGAGTCATTATTATTAATTTCAAAGAAAAATTTAATTAAATCAGTATTTTTATTTTCTTCTATTGTTTTATTATCAATTTCTCTAATTAAATTATCAGGATTATTCTGTTGGAGAATTGGTGATCTATTAAGTTCATCTGATAAAATTGAGCTATTGTTTTGTCTAGTGAATCCTCTTTCTTTAATAGTACCAGAAGTTTTATATGTAGTTTCTCTATTAAACCATGATATATTAGGATAAGGTTCTGGGACTTCTGTTAATATGGAAGTTGTAGAGGCTTCAGAATTAAACCCAGGATCGTTTGAAGTTAAATTGTTAGTTAAAGAAGAGACTAAAGATGTGTATACTGGGTTTAAGGAAGATAATTGAGTACTCTGATTTTTCCTTCCAGGTTCTTCATCTACATAAACTGGGTATTGGATGGGGGATGTGGCACTATTCTGATTTACAATTTTTTTAGGTTCTGTTTCTAAAATTCTAAAAGCCGCTGACTCAGGTAAACCTTTTTCTTTATATAACTCAACATACATCTGAGTAGCTCCTATCGCCATTATATTAGGAACATCCCAATTATCAACTTGTATACCACCAAGTGATTTTTTAGGCATTAAATATCCTAAATCATTAGGGGTAGTTGAAGTATAATCTATAGCTACTTTAGAAATTCTAGGTTTATTAAATATAGTAGTTATATCTCTATCTAAAATATTAGATATATTATTTGTAAATAAAGCTTCTTCTTCAGAAGGAGGTATAATACCATCTAAAAGAGCATATTGTAAAGAAACACCACTGTAAGTTGGGTTATATATCCAAACAGAATCTTTACGGGATACAAATTTTTGGTTTTTTAAAACAGATGTATAATGAGGATTATCATATATATTTTTAGTTCGTGTTTCACCATCATCATAAAGATCTTTAAGTCTTATAGTTGGATTTTGAATTCTTACAAATTCAAGACTAGGATCAGAAGGTGAAGTAATAGGACTATTATATTCTAATAATATATTAGGTGGAGTAGTATTTGATACTCCAAAAGGATTAATAGCTAAATTACCTAATTCTTGATTAGCTATTTTAGCGGTATAAGCTATAGTAAGTCGATTTTCTAAAGTACCATCTGATAAGGTTTGTCCTGATGGATTTTCACCAACCCCAGCTGTTTTAGGATAATATCCTTCAGTACCACCATAAAAATAACTTAAAGGAGTATCATAAATGTTTACACCTAGTTGGGTTGGAAGAGGGAGAACATTTGTAGAACCATTTGGATAAAGACTATATTCAAATTGAACCTGATCTCTAGCTTCCCCAGTGATAGAATATGGATATAATAATGGGGATTGATCTGTAGTTAAAAGACTTGGGGGTGGGGTATTACCTTTATAAGCTGAGAGATCAGACCTTGATGAGTCTAATGGATCTGGAAATACAGCTTCTGGAGGGGTTTTTCCATCATATTTGCTTAATTCTGATCCTTGGCGTCTTAAAGTCTTAATAATACCCATTGATTTTTTATTATAAATATGAGGTAATTAAAGAAACAAATATAGGAGAAATTAATCTCCTATACTAATAATTTTTATTAAAATTAATTCCTATTATCTAGGAGGATTATCTAAATATCCTGATGGTGTTTCACCTTTATAGTTAGATAATTGAGTTGAATTTACTGATACTGTTGGGTCAATATCAGCTACTTTAGGTGGAGTTTCACCTTTATATGCTGTTAATAATGAGCCTTCAGATTGAAGTCTACCTACAATTCCTTTGTTTTCTGCCATGTTATTATATTTTTAAGGTTTATTATAAATATTATATTTTTAATTAAAACTAACTCAATGTTGAATAATCTCTTACTAGATATTGAGGTGTGTAAGGACTTAATTTTCTAGCGACAACTTCTCCATCTAAAGATAATTGAACACTTGTATCTTTAGTTTGAATAGCTTTAAGTACATTAATAGCTTCTCTTAATGTTTTAACAACCTCATCATTTGAATTAATATTTGAGGTATTATTAATTAGTACTGGGTTGTTGTTGTTTGTAGTGTTGAGATTAGAGGATTCAATTGGAGTAGTTGTAGGTTTAATAGATGGTTCCATTAAATAATTAATAGCGCTAAATAAAGCTCCTCCAACTCCTCCTTGAGTACCTCCTTGTAATGTAGCTTCTAATAAATCTTTAGGTTTAGCAGGTTCAGTAGTTAAAGATCCATTTAAAATTTTGCTTAACAATAATTCATTTTCTGTTAATTTAGCTATAGCTGTAGATATAATTTCAGTTATATTAGTTTTAGTAAAAGATGAAGTAGACATAGCTTCACTAGTAGATAAAGCAAATGCTTGATCTTGTTTTATTCCTTGGGCTATAGGCTGTAATTCACCTTGATTAAATTTAGCTATAACTAAACCACCATTTTCTTTTAAGCCTTTATTTTTCTTAATTATACCATCTTGCATTTGGACTACAAGATCTTGACCTTTAATAGGTTCAGTAGCTAAACGGCTATCTGAACTTTGGGTTGGGACCATATATTCTTTTTCAGCTTTTTCTAATTGTTGTTGGGCTGCTTTTTGTCTTAGTTGTTGATTTTTTTCTACATCTCCGATTCCTCCAAGTAAATTACTTACTATCCTCATTACATCTTCTAGGAGATATGTCTCACCAGCTGCCTTCTGTTGAAGATTAGATTTCCCAAAAATCATTTGATCGATATCTGATGGGGAATATTGGTATTCTAGGCTCTTTAAATACTGTTGTTTGGTTTGATCAGCGCTAACTCCTTTTCTTTGTTCTTCTAGTTGAGATATATCTTCTCCTTGAGCTTTCTTTTCAGCTATTTGTTTATCAAGAGATTCAGCTTGTTGTTGAGTTTGAAATTCTTTTACTTCACTTTCAGACATTAATCCACCAGTGAGTACACCTGTTAATCCTTTTGCTTCAACTGAGGTTACAAATCTAGTTATAAAATCAGCTAATTTATCTAAAGATCCCCCATCAACAAATCGAGTAAATATTTCTTTAGCTTTTTCTAATACCTCATTGAACTTTTCTTGAGCATCTTGAGATGATAAGGATTGGTATGCTAAATCACCTAAAGCAGAAGATAAATCTTCAGATGACTTACCAGCTGCTTTTAAAGCTTGATAGTATTCAAGAATTGTTCCTTTACCAACTTTTAATAATTGTAATTGTTTATCTGTTAATGCTCCTGTTTTTTGAATTTGTTTAAAAGCATCATCACCTAATTTTTGGAATTCACCTCTAGCTTTACTTAAAGACTCTTGTTCAACTAACATATTAGCGAACTCATCTTTGCTCATACTGAATATGGCTGCTATTGCCCCTTGTTGGACACGGTTTAGGTCACCGAATTCTTCAGCAGTGCCTATTTCTCTTTGTATTTCAGTAGCTAAAGTTTCAAAGTCATTATTAAGAGCTGCTAATCTAGCCTTTTCTAAATTAAAAGACTTACCAAGTAATAATTCTGCTTCTAATTCAGCAGTTATAGAAGTTTCAAATTGTAGTAAACCATCAGCTATACCAGATACTTTTTCTAAAGATAAACCTAATCTTTGGGCTTCTATAGCAGCTTTAGTTAAACCATCAACTCCTCCTTTTACAGATAATCTAATAGCATTACTAACTTTTAAAACATTTTCAAGAACTTTTCTTTCATTTATTAAAATACCTGTTTGTGCTTTGTAAAGAGAAGCTGTACCTAAAATTCGTTTAGCTATTTGATCTTGAGAAATTGTAGTGTTCTTTAATTCTTTATTAGAAATTAAAAACTGTTTAAGTAATCCTTGTGATTCTTCTTCACTTAATTTTAAAAATTTACTAACTATAGCAAATTGACGAACTATACTTTCACCACTTTCACCAAACTGAGAGCTTAGATCAATAGAAGTACCTAATATTTCATTAATTTTTAAATTAGCATTTACTAATTCTTTTTGAGTTATTAATTGATTATCTAATAAATCATTATATTTAGAGGTATTTGTAGCTATTTCACTAAATCTATTTCTAACTTCACGAGCAGCATCTTTACTAATAACTAAACTTTTAGCTAGATTTGTAACTTGTTTATCTGCTTCAAACATAGCATCAACAAAAAACTGAATAGCTTTGATAATACCTGTAATGGCTATTAACCATGGGTTAAAACCTTTAAGGAGGTTACTTCCCATAGACATTAAACCACCACCCATAACTTTAAACTGTTGACCAAATGTTAAAGCTTGTTTACCATTTTGAGTATAATTGGCTGTTAATTTAGCCATCTTTTTAGTAGCGTCATCAATACCTAGCATATCAGCTAGTCTACCAAATCCTGTTTTATCAAGTGCTCCTTTAAGATTTTTGCCTATATTAAGACCAAAAGATTTGTTAATATTATTAACTCTACTTTCAGTATCTTTTAAAGATTTATTTAATTTTTCATATTCTTCATTTTGTCCTGAGATGTATTCTTGGGTTTTAGCTGTAAGTGTCTCATTAGCTTTAAGTTTACTTGTAATAGTTTCTTCATTTTCTACCAATTGAGCTTTTTTAATTGATAGTTCATCTACTATTCGTTTTTTTTCTTCTGTAGTTTTATTACTATTTTCTTCTGCTTTTATTTGTTGTTCAATATCTTGAATGCTCTCATTAGTTTTTCTTTTTTTATCTTCAAGACTTTCTTTTTCAATGCTTAATAAATTTAGATTGCGAGTAAAACTTTGTTTTTCTAATTCAGCTTTTTTAATTAATTCTTCAACATCTTTTTTATTAACATCAACTATGTTTTCTTGATATTCTTGATTCTTTTGAGCTATATCAGATAAAGTTTGGAAAGATTTAGACATACTTTTACTGATTTGGTCAGTAGTTGCTATATCATTAACCATATTTTTAAAGCCTTCATCTATTTTATTAATAGAATCTACAGCTATTTGATTTAAAGTAGCTCGAATCTCATTATATTCTTTATTTTGACCTTTAATAGTTTCATTTAACTTCTTTTGAACTTCAGCATTTATATTTATTTTATTTTCTACTTCTTCAAGTATTTGTGTTTCTTTTTTATATAAATCTTGAATTTCTTTTAGACGTTGTTCTTCTTCATCATCCAATTTCCTTGATGCTTTTAGTTTTTCTAAGTTATCTTTAGTAATTTTTAAAGAATTTTGCTTAGACTCACTAATTATCTTTTCACTTTTTAATCTTTTTTCATCTTCTTGAAAAGTCTTAACAGATTCAATAAATAATTTTTTCTTAGACTCTAATTCTTTTAATGAATTTTTAACTTCTTTTTCACTTAATTCTGATATACCGGATTGGTGGTCTAAGGCTCTTTGGGCTAGAGTAGTAAGAGAACCAAATGCTTTGGTTATTCTAGATAAATTTGCATCTATAGATAAAGTTTCTTTAACAGTATTTTTAAAACGCTCATCTAAATTTTTAATATTTTCAAATTTAACTTCTCGATTAATTCTTTTAAGAGAAAGTTCTAAACCTTCAGTTAAAGCATCATAATTCTCTAATACAGCAGTATTTTGCTCTAACATATAAGCATTTGTTTTGATCTGGTTTTCTACAGATTTATATTCTCTGTTTACTTCAGCAATTCTTATACGTTCTTCTTTAAGTTGTTCTCTTTTCTTAATCTTATCTTGTACTGATAAGTCTGTGTTATTTTTTAGATTTTTACCTGTTTTTAGTTCTTGCTGTAGAGCGTTAATGGATATTTCTAATTTTTGTCTTTCATTTCCAATAGATTTTCTATCAATTTCATTTGTTATTTGTTTTTTTTCTAATAATTCATTAGCTGTTACTAATCTTTCTTTACTAGTCTCTAATAGTTTTAAATTTTTAGATACATCTCTTTCAGACATATCCATAATTCCTTTTTGATAGTATTGGATTTGATCTGCTATAGACTTAAAACCATTGTATATCTTTATAGATTCATTAAGACCTTCATTAGTATCTTTTATTTCTTCTAAAATTCTCCTAAAACCTACAGCAGCATAACTTATATCACCTGTTATTTCAGTCCATTCTTTTTCTAATCTATTTAGTTGTTGACGAGCATTACCAGTTTGCTGTGCTTGATTAGCTGTGTTAGAGGCCGCTATTCCTGTTAATTTATCAATTTTTTGTAAGAGTTCAATAAGTCTTTTTAACTCTTTTTCATTTAATTGATTAGGATTTGGTGTAGGATTATTACTAGAAGTTGTAGCCATGTGTTAAAATATATATTATAAATATTAATATTTTGGGGCTTTATTGGTTAATTTACCTTTAAAATGATCTGGGAGTTGTATTTTGCCTTCACGAATAGCCCTAGTTTGAGATGCTAGATCTCCGTTTTCATTTCCATTCTTTTCTTCATAATACTTTCTCATTGTGTGGAAAGTAAATTTACGAAGCCAGATAGGCATGTTATAGACTGTTCCCCAGTCATAACCGCCTTGGCTATGAAACACCATTTCATGAATTTGTGTAAATAAATTAACTCTATATTCTTTGGCTATCTCAGAGGTCAGGCCAAAAAAAGCTAAGTCTAATTGGAATGTCAACTTTTGAGTCGCTCCCTTCGGGAAAAAAGGTCAGATCAATGTCTGGTTGTACCTCCTTTACATACTCCCTAAACGCTCTGGAGTCACGAGCTAAAAGATTATTATCAACAAACTCTCTAATAGTTTTAGATTCTCTATTACCTTCAACTGAGGTAATCATATATTTCAAGCGAGTTGATAATTCAGGTACATTATTTTTATTTATTTTTTTAAATCCTTCTAATTCAGCATTAATGGTTTTTTCATCAGCACCTGTTAAAAGTTTAAAAGTAATTTTAGTACCTGTTGAGGGAAGAGTATATTCAAATTCATTTACACCTTTAGTATATAAATGTTCTAATATAGGTTTATTTTCAACAGTTGTAAGATCAATTGTTTGTTCTTCACCATTGTAAGTGAATGTATAATCTTTACCATAACCTAAAATACGAGCGGCTACTAATAAAGCATTTTTATCACCTACAACCATATCTTCATATTTAACATTTGGTGTGACAATAAGAGATTTAATTACTTCATCTAATACTGTTCCTTTTTGAATGTAGGATTGATTTGTTAGAATATCTTCTTCTTTTGCAGTCATATATTTCATTTCAACTTCACCGCTTGAAAGAGGATTTGTTTCTAAGTAAACTAAACCTTTTGAAGGCAATTCAACCATTTCGGTTGGCATACTAAACTTATTTTCCATAAATAATTTTGTTATAACATTTTGTTTGTTACTTATAAATATATAAGAAAAAAAGAAGCTCGCAAAAAATGCGAGCTCTTTTTATAAATATTGGGTTGAACTTTTAGTAGTTTAACACGGCGTAGTCAATTGCTAATGTCATAGTGATATTAATAGCTTGGTTTTCAGTGTCCCAGTTATATTCACCAAATTTAGCATCTTTTACAAAAGCGCCTTTAAGTACCCATTCTGCCACTACATCACCTACAGGACCAAGAGCATTGATTACTAAATCCTTCTTGTAGAAGTCTGAGTATCCGTCTCTACCTGTTACTGATTCATGTGATAAGCGAACCCATTCCATAATCGTTTGAGCACCAGATGGTGAAATTGGATCGTGAAGTGTCATAGTTACATCATCCCAAATTGTCTTACCTTTTACTTTACGTAAAACGTTAATATGGTTTAATACTACTTCACCTTGGGTTAAGCCTACTGCGCTCACACCTTTAATCATCCAAGTTGGTATTCCATCAGCGTACAGGATAAATCGGTTAGCCTGTTTTGGTTCAAACGCTGTAAAAAACATTTCATTTGCGTCTATAATTGCCATTTTCTTTTAGTTTTTATTTGTTAATAAATATTTAAACAGTTAACCTTTTATTATTCAAAAGTTGCACCTGTTGGAGTAATTGTGAAGTTTAAGTAAATAAATTCAGCTGTCTTAGTTGGTTGTAAGTAAATTTGGCCTACTAATTCATTTCTGTCAATTACAGCTGCATTATTAATAGAATCATCCATTACTACTTTAAATGCGTATAAACCTTGACGTTGTTGAACTGATTCAAGATATGGATTCACTTGAGCTAAGAATGAGTTTCTTGTAGAAGCATTATTAGGTTGGAATACAATTGTATTAGCAATCTGACCAATTGTTCTCTTAAGAGCAATCATTAAACGGCGAACATTAATACGATCAAGAGCTGATGCTTTGGTTTGTAAGGTTTTCTGACCATAAACTACAACACCTTGTCCTGGGAAGGTTGAGATTGGATTAACTTTACCTACATATAAATCATCACGAATTCCTTGAGATAATTTAGAAGCTGCTCTAATTACAGAGCTTAATCCTCCTCGGTTAATACCTGCTGGGGCGAACCATGGCTCAGCTACTCTATCATTAAATGCATATACACCTGGTATCATGGTTGAAGCAGGTACAAATACATATTGGTTAGTAGCAGGGTCAAGTGTTTGAACCCAAGGGTAATAAGCAGCTACATATGATGAGTCAATTGAAGCTGCTGTATTTATCACTTCGCTAGCTGAAGATGAATAATTACCTAAATCTATTACAAGGATATTATCACCTCTTTCTTGAGTGTTTGTAATAATAGTATCTAATTCTGTATCGTGATCTGCGTAATTTAATCCAGGGATAATTAAAGTATTAAATTGGAAATCATTAGCACTCTTTAATAAATTAATTGAAGATGTGTAATTAGCTGCTTGTAAACCTTGAATATTGGTTGATTCGATTTGATCATAAAATTTAGCTGTTGTTGATGAAGCACCTGTACCACCATTAAATGATCCTGATCCGTTAGCTGGGATGAGATTAATATAAGAAGGATTTGGAACACCACCTAAGAAATATTGTGGAGTAGGTGTAAATACTTGGCCTATTCTAACATATCTTGATTTATTAGGATAAGTACCAGTAATTTGTAAAGTATCTTCACCGTCAATATTTTCTTGAGTAAATTGATAATCACCAATTCTTCTAGCTACATAATTATCATCTAATGGATCCATTGATAATCCAGTGTATGTTTCTAGAATAGCTTTATTTTTGTTATCATCATCACCTCTACGAATATACAAGTTAAATGTACCAGAAGATGTTTTAGATGATACAATTTCCCAGCGAATATTATTAGCTGATCCTGATGGTAAAGCACCTGTAGATGTAGGAGTACTAAAGCTGTTTTGCATTGCTCCTTCAGAAATAGTAACTAAACTAAATGCTGGGTTTGTAGCTATATTAGTAATAGATGAAGAAGCAGGAGAATAAGTACCTGACACTACACGGGTTACTAATAATGTTTGACCACCATTTTGGAAGTAATTATAAGCTGCAATAGATGTGAAATATGAGTATGAACCTGAGTTAGGAATAACTTCAGTCTCACCAAAACGATTAACGTAGTCAGTATATGATGTTACTGTCACAGGAATACCAACAGGTCCTTTAACTGTTGGACCGATAATAGCAGCACCAATTTGAGGTGGTTGTTCCGCTATAAATGAGGCGTCTATCTCTCTTGATAAAACACCTGGGGATAATAAAATTTCTGCCATGTTATTTTAATTAATTAAATTGTTTTTACTTGGGGTTTGATGATAAATATCCTAAAAATTTTCGAAAAACTAATTACTCACAAATTCTCCTCTTTCAACATTAATAGTACCATCACCATATTTTTCTTGTAATTGTTTTCCTAAAATCTCTTCTTTTTGTTTTAATTCTAAGTATTTATTTTTTAAAAACTGTTTGCGAAACTCTAATTCTTGAAGTTGAATTTCTAAAGTTCCAAATGCTTCAATAATAGAATATCGTTCTTGTTGAGTTGTTTTTAATTGTGTAATCTCTTCTTGGGTTAAAACTTTTGTTTCCATTTTTTTAATTTATTATAAATATTTAAGAAATACCTGGAAAATCAGGGGGTGTTGTTAGGGGGCGATAAAAAATGTCTTCAGATGATTCGTACCAATCACCTATACCTGCTACTCTATCAATATCTTCTTTAAGAAAATCATGTGGTAAAGGATATAC